GAGCTAATCGCAGCGGCTTCTTCTTTTGGCGTGAAGCCGGAAGTCATAGCCGGCGCTTTGAAGCTGGCTGGCAAGGATACAATGACTAAGGCAGAGGCCGAAAAAGCAATCAAAGACTTTTTGGAAAGGAAGGTGTAGCGTAAAATGGCTGGTTCTATTTATCAAGTGGGCGAACAAAAAATAAGGCCTGGCGTATACGTCCGGGTGACCAACATCGGCGAACCACCGGAAGCTATCGTTCCCCAGGGGATTGTAGCTGCTTTGTTCCGGGCTTCTTGGGGGCCGCTCGGAGAGGTGACGTACCTTGAAAGCGCCGATGCCGTAACATCTATTTTCGGTAGCGAGGGCAGAACGGATGCAGCAATCGAGGCTTTCCGCGGAGGCTGCCGGCGAGTGGTGGCATACCGTCTTGGCAGCGATGGGCAAAAGGCCGCCGTGACCTTGCAGGACAGTGAGGAGGTCAACGTTGTCACCATCACTGCAAAACATGAAGGCGCTCGCGGCAATAACTTCTCTGTGAGTGTGCGAGATTCGCTGGCGGACAATACCAAGCGGGAACTACTGCTTTACGAAGGAGCAACCCTGCGGCAGACAATCACTTTTGCTAAAGGTAGTGGTGAACCTCAAGCATTGGTTGATGCAGTTGTAGCATCCAACAGCCCCTATATTACCGCTGTCAAGTCGACAGACGGTAGTGGTGTGCTGGCAACAGTAACTCAGCAACCGTTAACCGGCGGTGAAAATCCGATAGTGAACGGTGAAAGTTACAGTGCTGGCCTATCTGCAATTGAGGCCATTGACTGGAACGTACTGGCGGTGGATACCGAGGATACAGCAACCCATGCCGTCGTGCAAACATACATTGACCGGGTGCGGAATGAAGGTAAGCGTGTGTTGGGCGTTGTCGGAGAACTGATCGGCGGACCGACCGGCGTTCCCCTTGCGACGAGGTTAGCCCATGCTAGAGCTTTCAATGACCCGGCAATTATCTATGTGGCCAATGGCTTCAAAGGTGCAGATGGTGTAGCTAGGGAAGGATATAAAGCAGCAGCAAGAGTGGCCGGCATGACCGCGGCGGCCCAGATTACCGAATCATTGACCCACTATGTGGTAAGAGGGGCAACTGAACTTGTCGGGGCATTAACCAATGCTGAAATTGAACAGGCTATTCAATCTGGTGCACTGATATTCACCATGTCCGCCCAAAAACAAATCCACATCGAGTACGGCATCAACACCTTTATTACCGTAACGGCTGATATGGACGCTGGCTGGAAGAAAATTCGCCGGGTAAAAACCAGGGATAACTTGATGGACAGGATTGCAGCCACATGGGACCCGCTCATCGGGAAGATTAACAACAGCCCGGATGGCAGAGCAACGTTGATTGCTGCCGCGCAAGGCATTATCAACCGGATGATTGCCGAAGGCGCCTTGTTGCAGGGTTCTATCTTTGAAGACCCGAACAACCCGCCGGCGGGAGACTCAGCCTGGTTCGTGGTGCAAGTGGATGACCTTGACTCCGCTGAGAAAGTCTACATTAACTTCCAGTTCCGGTTTGCTCCGCCGGCTGAAAATCAATAATGGAGGTGTTGTAAATGGCAGATGGACGCTATATTTTTCGGTCATGCGTACCTGACGGTGCTATTGACATTGCAAACGTTACTTCGGGGGACATTATTAACCGTTCATGGTCATTTCGGGTAAACGAACCACCTGAACTGCAGGAACTGCTGGACAGCGGTACCTTTGACCCCAGAAACATCCTCCGGGGATACAACGGGGAACTGTATGACGGTGACGGCAATTTCCTAGCCGAAGTCAACCAGTGGCAGGCTCAGGTAAACTATACAAATACCGACTATCAGCCAGCAGGAAGTAAGTTGACCTGGGCGGTGCCGCAAAGCTATACGGTGACTTTGACCTTCACCGAGACCGTAATCCGCGATGCCCGGTTGCTGAAGAAAGTTATTGCAGGCCTGAATAACAATGCTCCTGATGCAGTGTTAAACTTCATGGGTGTACTCCGGGCACCCGCTCAATAATGGAGGGATAACATGAACGAAGAGAAAAAAGAAATGCTTTTAGGCAATGAATATGTGATACTCCGGGATGTTGGTGGCGTTCTGGAGGCGATGGAAACAATTATTGAATACAGACTCTTTGAGGTTATCAGGGACGGTAAAAAACTGTTTTCCTTCCGGGTTCGCGGGCTTGATGACAGTGAATTTGAGAAGTGCCGGGACCAGGCTACAAAAGTGGCTAAAGACCGCAGGTTGGGCAGTCTGGCCGTGCCGCGGGAGTTCAACGCGGCGAAGTTTAATAGCCTGGTAATCTACACAGCAACTCATCCTGATGACAAAAAGGTGATTTGGGACAATAAAGACCTTTGGGCAAAAGCAGACGTAGTTACGGGCTGGCAGTTGGTTGATAAGGTGTTAAAACGAGGAGAAAAAGAAAAGTGCATTGAGCTTATTGAGGGCCTTAGTGGATACACCGATGAGGAGGCGGAAGCCACCACGGAGGAAACCTTAAAAAACTCATAAAATCAGGGGGAAAAGCCACACTGCTGCATCACATTTTTCAGCGGCAGGGTATTCCCCCTGATGAATTTTATGCCAAGCCCTACAAAGTTAGGGCTTTTATGCTGGCGTCTATGATGGTGCAACTGGAGTCCGAAGAGGAACAAGTAAGAGAGATGGAAAGGAGGGCAGGTCATGGCCGGCGGTGAGATATATCGCGTAGAAATACCTATCATAGTTGATGACCAGACCGATAAACCGCTGCAACAGGCTGAGGGGAAGATCAACCGATTTGAAAAATCGGCACAAAAGACCAACGAACGCGTCCGGAGGATATTTGGTCGTGAGATCATGCTGAAAATCGGCGCTGTTGACAAGGCATGGTCAGTCATAAGGTCTGTTCAAACTCGTTTACGCGGCATAACCGGTAAGGCTTGGAACGTTACGCTGCAAGTCAAGGATAAGGTTACCGGTTTCGTAAAAGGATTGATAGACAAACTTACCAGCCCCCTTGCCCTTCTTGGGGCTGGTTCTGGACTAGGGGCAGGGATAATTTTTCCCCTGAAATTAGCCGGGGAGTTTGAACAAGCCCAGATGTCTCTTGATTTCTATATGGGCAGTGTAGAAGAAGGGAAAAAGGCTTTTGAAGACTTAGTCCGTTTCGCCAAGGATACGCCCTTTGAGTTCCCCTTCCTCCAGAGCGCCACCATCGAACTGATGGGCGCCGGCTATAACTTCGAGCAGGCTAAACGGGCATTAACAGCTTTTGGTGATGCTGCCGGACGTACAGGAGCTGGTATGAAAGGCGTTGAGGCGTCTTTGCGTGGGTTCACTCAGATCGCTTCTGCCGGAACGCTTAACATGCAAGACTTGAAACAGGTAGCAGTTAACCTGAAGTTGCCATTAAATATGTTTGCCAAGGAACTTGGAGTCGCAGAATCGAAACTAGGCGATATAGGCAGTGCCGGAATATCTTCCGCAAAGGCTATGGAAGCAATAGTCAGGACTCTTGAAAAACGATTTGCCGGCGGCATGAAAGAATTATCCAGATCCCTGTTAGGAATGGTTGCCGCAATCAAGGATACTGCCACCCTGACCGTCTGGCATTTTGGAAAAGGTATGGCTGAACCGGTAAAACGGATAATGCTTGATATTATTGGCATGACTGAGGATTCAAGCGGCGCATTTGAGGAGTTTCAGAAACGGCTTGAACGATTTGGTGAAAGAGTTGGGCGGAAGTTTGAGCAGATGTACGAGGGAGTAAAGCGGTTTTTCCGTGATTTGGCCAACATACCCGGTTTTAACAAGATGACTTGGAGCGAGAAAGTCACTGTTGCACTAGACAAGATATTAAAAACAGTCTCCGCCTGGTTGAAAGGTCCTGGCGGTGAGTCGATAAAGAAAACTGGGGAAATATTAGGACAATTACTGGCTGCAGTACTAGAAGGGGTCATTCCTAATATTGTTCCAGTTGCTGTAGAACTGGGTAAAGCTCTGGGAGGGGCGGTTGTTCAGGGGATTTTTGAAGCCATTAAAGCCAGCCCTTGGGCAGGTATTTTGTTAGGTGCATATATTGGTTTTAAAATAACTGGCCGCCCTGAAGGAGCTCTTATAGGTGCTGGAATAGGGTTAGCAGCATGGGGACTTCCCAAGGGTTTTGAAGCACTTGGGAAGCATATTCCCGGCACGGAGTACTATATCATGGAACGTATTGAAGAACACAAGCGGGCAAAACAGATGTTTGAGGAACGTAAGGCTGTTACTCCTGCAGGAGAACCATTACTCCCGGGAACTGAACTTAAAGCACTTCCAAAAAGAGCGATAGGCGGCATTTACTCCAAGCCGCATACTGCACTGGTTGCCGAAGCAGGGCCAGAGGCAATAATTCCCTTATCGGCACGGATGAGGGGTAGGGCGTTGGGGCTTTGGGAAGAAGCAGGCAGGAGGCTTGGGATAAGGCCATATGCAGATGGCGGTTTTGCTGGAGCTTTGACGAAGAACCCGGTTAGTTTGACTCCTTCTCTTGCCATGCCGGGGTCTGCTACCATCAATCTTAATTTTGACCTAACGGGCCTAGTAGGACAAGTGGTAATTGAGAGCCGGGAAGACATAGACGGTGCGGTTGACAGGATTGCGGACGCGATCGCAAACAACTTGCGGTCTGTATTCCAAAACATGACGAAATGACCCGAAAATAAAATGCCTGCAAAAAAGAAGGTGACGTATATGGACTTCTACCTCACAGCTCCAGACGGGAACCGCATTCATTTGCCGGTGAATCCGGAAAGAATAACTTGTCAAACAGGAAATAGAATACAGACATTTGATGTCATTGAATTAGGTGATATTTCTATACCTCGCGGCCGCATGCCTATTTGTTTTTCTTTTGAAGGCTTTTTCCCCGGCGAGGCAAGGAAAGATGACCCGATGGTGAAGAGTTGGCAGTCGCCGAAGGAGCTTGCGGATATTTTGTCTTTATGGAGAAATGAAGGAACAAAGCTCCGATTATTGGTCACAGAAACGCCTATCAACCACGATGTTTATTTCGATGGTGACGGCAGCTTCAAACACGAATGGCGTGGTGGACATGGGGATTGTTGGTATTCACTTCGGTTTGTAGAGGCCCGGGAATTGGTTATCAGGGCCGAAGGAGAAACAGCACCGGCTGTTGCGGCTGGTGTCCAGCAGACCAGACCGGCACCTCCATCCCAAAAAACGTACACCGTCAAACCTGGGGATACGCTTTGGGCAATCGCCAAAAAAACCTTAGGTGATGGCGGGCGTTGGAGGGAAATTCACAGCAACAATGCTAACGTGATAGGTGAGGACCCTAACCGGATTTTCCCTGGGCAAGTATTGCGGATAGCATAAGGCGGTGGCATGCATGATTGACGTTGCAAAACTCAATTACTCATTAGTGCTGTTTCGTCCTGATGGTCAGCGCATAGATTTGCAGCCTTTTTTGCGCAGTTTGTCCTGGGAAGAAAATGACGGAGAGCTTGCGGTACGGTTGGAGGCAGAGTTGCAAAACCAGCAGCTTGCTGGTGGGAAATGGCTGCACCAACTCATACCGCTTGGTGGTCAGGTATTCCTATACGCCGACTGGGGGAGTGGCCAGCAGGAGATTTTCCGGGGTACCATTTTTGCCTGGGACTACCGGATAGATCCATTGGGACATTTTACGATTACCGCTTACGACCAGCTCATCTACCTGATGAAAAGCAAGGATGACCGTTTCTACAGGGCTGGCCATACCGCAAAGGCTATTATCCAGGACATTGCCAAGGCGTGGGGGATACCTTTGGGAACAGTGCAGGGACCAGATATGGTGTTGGCTAAGCAGGTTTTTAGAGGAGATACCCTTGCGGATATGATTTATTCTGTGTTGAACGAAGCCAAGAAAAAAGGCAGCGGCAAATGGATTGTACGCAGTAAACAAGGGAAAATCGATGTAATTAGACCGGGAATAAATAGCCCGGTCTATGTTTTTAGTGCGAACATGAATGTGGATAGCATTAACGA